GGGGGAGAGATTGATGTACAAACACTTTCTTTTTCTCCAAAAGATTTAGAGATAGGTAGTTTACGCCATGTCAATGAAGAAAGAATATCAGCAGTTCTAGGTATCCCAGCAATATTGGCTGGACTTGGAGCTGGTCTTGCATCAAGCACTTATTCAAATGTAAGTGAGCTAAGAAACTTCTTTACAGAACAAAAACTGATTCCAATGTGGAAGAATGTTGCACAGGATCTTACAAATCAATTATTACTAGAAGATTTTACAGATGAGTTGGATTATTCAATGATGTACGATTTATCTGATGTGAGAGCTTTACAATCTGATGAGGCATTAGAGATGGATAAGGTTGTAAAGGGTTTACAAGCAGGTTTCGTAACGATAGCAGAGGCAAGAAAAGCAACAGGATTTTCTTCGGAAGATCCAAACATGGATGTGTATTTGAGAGGCATACAACAGGTTGAAGTTCCAACAGATGGATCAGAGCCAAGAGTATTTGCAGGTCAAGTACCAACAGGCGTTCCTGATGCAGATCAGTTTGATGAAAACAAGTCTGGAAAAAAAGATGAAGAATATGATGATACCTACATCATTCTTGAAGATGGCGAGAGAGTTCATATCTCTTGGCTTGAATCAAAAAAGATAAAAAAAGAAGAGGGTAAGTATTGTGTGTATTCAAAGGATGGAGATAGGAAGTTTGGCTGTTATTCAACAAGAGCAGAGGCACAACGAAGATTAAGACAGATTGAAAGATATAAAGCTATGTTTGGAGATCTAAAAGTTGGGGATTCTGTTTCATGGTCTATCAACAAAGATCCTGATCCTCCAAGTACCATTCATGGTGTTATAGAGTCTTTGAATCAAGATGAAGAGTCAGCAAACATTAGAGTGTGGGCAATCCTAGAAGATGGAGGACATCAGAGAACAGATAGAGTTGTAGAGGTTGAAGTTTCAAAGCTAAGAGTTATTGATGCAATAGATCAAGAAGATAAACAACTATCCGATAGAGTAGAGAAAGCTCTAAAAAAAAAGGTAGAAGATCATAACGCTGATTCTCCAAAGTACAGAGCAACTCTTGGAATGCTCAGAAAAGTTTTTGAAAGAGGAGTAGGAGCATATAGAACTAATCCGGGATCTGTAAGAGGTAATGTAACATCAGCAGATCAATGGGCTATGGCTAGAGTCAATGCTTTCTTAAAAGCTCTCAAATCAGGTAAGTTTCCAAGAACTCCTTTTGATACAGATTTATTACCTGAGGATCATCCAGAGGCATCAGATGAGAAGTATGGAAAGCCAAAGAAACCAAAGAAACCTAGAAGAAGAAAGAAAGCAATAGACAATGTTCCAAGTTACATACAAAAGAATGCACAGAGAGGATTAGATCTTCTTGAGTTTGCAGGAGATGGATTAGTAGAAAGAACAATCAGAGAGGCTAGAAGAATGGCAAATGGAGAAATCTCTGATGACAAAGCGAGAAGAATGTCAGCATGGTTTGCTAGACATGAAGTAGATTTAGAAAGTGATAGAGCAAAAGACTTTATTGCAGGAACAATATCAGAGCCACCTCCCGGAGTTGTAAGCTGGTTGCTATGGGGTGGATCATTACCACAGTCAGAGAGAATGAATGCACAGAAGTGGGCAGCAAGACAAGTAGAACAGATGGATGAAGAAAAATCCATACGATATGACTTCTATGGATGGGAAGATCCAACAGTTAAGTATCTTGGTTTGCCTCCTGTAAAGAGATATAAGACAGAAGAAGAAAAGCAAATGTATTGGAAAGAAATAGACAACTTAAGACTTAGGTGGGAGGGAACACTCTCAGAACTTTATGCAAAAGAACTTAATAGGCAGAAAAGAGAAGTAGCAAGACAAATAAGAGCAAGTAAGAATCTAAATGAGATGGAATCAAGAATAGAAAAAGTAATAGATAGTACAAACTTTGAAAAAGAGTTTTTACCATTGTATTACTCTCTATCAGATGATTTCTCTGTAAGAACATACGATAGCTTATTCCCACAACAAAAAGAAGAAAAGGCAGCAGATCCTGTTGATCTAGGTGTAACACTTGATGAAGATGAAACAATCAGAACAGTATTTACAACACTTGGTACATTACTTCCAACACAGGGTAGAACAATCAGCAATATTGTTGAGGAGGGTTTCTATCGTAGGCAAAGAAATGTACCTCCAGCAGTTGGATCATTGTTTCAAGATGGACAAGCAGCAAACTTCTTGCAGGAGAATGGAAAGTCTGTAATGAAAGATCTTAACAAAACAACAAAGAGGAGAATCTCAACTATCGTTGCAAATACACTTAAAGAATTTGAAGATTTAGGAATAGTAAAACCTGTTGCAGGTACACCAAATGGCGATAAGTTTTTCAATGATCTTGCAAGAAAGATTAATGTTCAGTTGGGCGGACAATCACTTAACAGAGCAAAGAATATTGCAAGAACAGAAGTGTTGAAAGCATCCTCATGGAGTCAGCAACGAGCAGCTTTATCAACAGGAAAGAAATTAGAAAAAGAATGGGTATCACAAAGAGATTTGCTTGTAAGAGAGGCACATCAAATATTAGACAATCAAAGAGTTCCTGCTGATAGCTTTTATCTGTATAATGGTATCAAGTTGGATTTTCCGGGAGATCCGAAAGCTCCAGCAGATTTAGTAGTAAATTGTAGATGCACAGAGGCATTTGTGGAGATGATAGATGAGTGAAGAAATAAAAAGACCAAAAGATTTGGTGTTTAAAAGTACACCGATAGAACTAAAAGAAGATGGAGATACAAGATATTTAGAGGCTGTATTTTCTTTATTTGATAAAGTAGATTCAGATAATGACATCACAGTATCAGGAGCATTGAAGTCAGGATATGATGGCAACAAAGTACCTTTAGTGTGGAATCACGATTGGAGTAAAGTAATCGGAAGAGGAGTTATTGAGTCAGATAATGAAAAAGCAGTTTTCAAAGGATACTTCCTAAATACTGATTCTGGTAAAGAGGCTTATCAAACTGTTAAAGAGATGAGAGATATGCAACAGTTTAGTTATGGCTTTCAAGTATTAGATTCAGAAACATCAACAGCAACAGATTCAAAGGGAGATGAAATTCCTGTACGAGTCTTAAAAGATGTAAAAGTATGGGAAGTTTCGCCTGTTCTTGTAGGATCACAACAAAACTCATTCGTACAAGCTCTTAAATCAGGATTGGATTCTTTTGATCCACCTGAGGAGGAAGAAGAAAAGAGAGCTCTTGGGGATGATATGTACACAACAAAAGAAGAGGCAGAGGCTAGGGCAGAAGAACTAGGATGCTCTGGATCTCACGAACATTCAATGGATGGCGAGACAGTTTATATGCCATGTTCCAATATGGATGATTACACAAGAATTACAGGTCAAGAGCATGAGTCAGAAGATAATCCATCATTGACTTATGCAGGTAAGGTTTCAAGTGAAACTGATTCACAAATCAGCACTTCTACTCAACAGGGTAAAAGGCTTGAAGAACAAGCTATATCTTCTCTTGAGGAGATTAAGGCATTTACAGAGAGAATAGAAGATCTTGCTCTTCTAAGAAACTCTGAGAAGAAAACAATGAGTTCAAAATCAACTGATTTGCTTTCCAAGTATTTACAGGGTTTGAATGCAATCTATAACAGATTGGATGATGTCTTGGAAACACATGGATATGATGAGGTTTCTGATGATGAACTTTTTTTGGAAGTTCAAAAGAACATTTTTAAAAACCAATAGGAGAAAAATATAATGGAAACATTAAAACAACTCAGAAATGAGAAAGCTGCTAAATCATCTGAATTAGCAGAAATTTTTGATTCTGTTGAAGAAATGTCAGAACTATCATCCGATCAAAAAGAAGAGATCAAAAGAAGAAACCAAGAACTCGCTGATTTAGGAGATTCAATTACTGAAATGCAACAGTTAGAGGAAATAAAAGAATCTAACGAAAAGGTAGAAGAAAAGGTAGCTAAAACAGCTCCTATCTACCAAGAGCCAATAGTTGAAACACCAAAAACACTTGGACAACAGTTTCTTGATTCTAATGCGTACAAAAGTTTCGTAGATCATGGATTAACAAATATTCCATTTGAAACAAAAACTACTGTAACAACTTCAGTGTGGACTAGAGATACAATCTATCAGCAGGTTATTCCTGCAATAGAGCCAGATCCTAATCCAGCATTAGATCTTGTAGATTCTATTAACACAGATCAAACAACTTATTATTTCTTACAAGAGGGATCAACAAACAACGCAGCCGAAAAAGCAGAGGGAAGTGCAGCACCAGAGGATGCTTTCACTTACACAGCAGTTACTGCTCCTGTTTCAAAATTCATTACAACTCTACCTATAACAGCAGAGTTGCTTGAAGATCAAGCAGGTGCTCAAGCATATTTTGATGGCAGATTAGCAAATCATGTTATGCAAAGACTAGAAAAGCAGTTCCTAATCGGTGGAGCAGTTGCACCAAACATTAGAGGATTAACTCAACACGCTGGTATTAATAATATTACATACACAGCAGGAGCATTCCCAGCTAATGCAGGTGGTAAGTTGAGAACAGTTTTGGATGGAATCAAAGATGTTGAGGTAAATGGTAAATTGAGCCCAGATGCAGTTCTTATGAGCCCAGCAGCTTATAACGCACTTGTAGCTCAAGTAGATGGTAATAACAACTTCATGTTAGGTGCATCAGCATTAGCTGGTACTCCTACCATTTGGGGATTACCTGTTACAAAATCATCTCAAATCGGTGGAGCAGTTGGAACTACTATTGATGTAGTTGTAGGTGCATTCGGTGGATCTTTAGCAGCTAACCATGTGTTTAGAAGAGGTATGGAACTTTCCATCTCTGAAAATGCAGCAGATGGCGACTTTGGAAAAGATATATTGACAATCAAAGCATCATTACGATACACATTGGCAGTATATAAACCACAGGCATTCACAAGAATCAACGATATAGAATAAATTTATGGACGAGCAGAGTCATACTTTTGTGTTAAAGACAGAGGTAGTGGACTCTGCTATCCATATACAAAAGGAGAAAAACATGAAAATTGTAGAAAAAGAAAATCAAATGGTTTGGAAAGATAACAAGACCGGGAAAATGCAACAGGGTAAAGAATGCCCA